TAATTGCTTGGGCGGTTGTGGTTGTTACTACTGCACCAGTATTATACCAGATAATGTCTACTAAATTCAGAACGTGAGCAACTGAACTACCCACCCCAATACCATTCACGTAATAACTTCCGCTTGCAGGATTGGCTAATCTTGGTACACCTACCTGTGCTGCGCCTGCTGGATTCGCTGCGTTTGTGGTTTGGCTTGCATCTACCCACCAACCGTTAAGACCCGGAGCGCCTAAAACATAAGCACCGGGAAAGCCAGAGTCTTTAAAGAACGCATACCAGTTTCCAATTGCTTCAGCAGCCGTACCAATTTTATGATACTCAAAAGGAAATCCAGTATAACCAATTACAGGACTATTTTCTGCAACCACTGGCGTACCTTGAACGTTAATCTTTTGCCATCCGTGACCCTCTGCATATTGTGCTGATTCACCAGCCTGCAAAGTTCCATACCATAATGTTGCAGCATTAGTACCGTCATTCCATTGAATCAAAACAGTATGCGTGATATTATCAGGATTGAATACTATAATACTATCTACTATGTGACTTTGACCAGAACTAACTGGAGTCTCTACCAAATCAACCGATACATTTGAAATATTTGTAAACTTAGAAGCAGGCTCAAATGTAGTAGAAGTCCTAACTCTGTAAGATGCAGCACAAGTCAATGTTGGTGAAGCGGCCACTGTTGTAGATGCCGTTATTCTTTCTGGGTCTGTTGCACTGTAATTTAAAACTATCATATCTTTTTTATATTAATCCTTCAACTTGTGATTGCGTTAATCCTGAACCACCGCCGCCGCCTGTGTTTTTATTTGAAACGATGTAAAGATTACCGTCATGGTATTGTACTTCGATTGCATCGTTTACGTTTGTAATGCCTTCTGCTACACTGGTATCAATTGTACCACCAACCACAACTACTCTAACTGTATTAGTTATATCTAAGGCTTTTACGTACCATGTTTGCCCCTCAGTATAAGTTGTAGTGGCTAAATCAAAAGTTACGTCTACTGCTGCGCCTGATGCGTCTACTAAATACGTTTTAACACTTGGTGAAGCTGTTGTGTCGGCTGTAATTTCTACAACGTCTCTTGGGTCATTACTAACTAGCACCCCGTTGATATAGGTTACATCAGATTCGGTTACCGTAACATTGTTTGTATTTATTAGCGTTACGTTTGACAATCCAGCTTCTACTTTATTGTTTGAACCTTGAATTTTTATATTCGTTGTTTCAGAGAACACCCTATTATAGTTACCGTAGATTTCAACGTACTGAGTGCGTTGTCCTAATAGATTCCCTTCACCTTGAACTACTGACGTTTTACCTAAACCTGTATTTCCGTCTGGTGCAGAAATTGGTGGCTTCGCTGGTGAACTTTCATCCATGTTTACGTTACCACCATTTTGTACAGGGTCGAGTGGTGCGGTATCACCTACGATCGGTCTGGTAGTTGGTGTAAAGTCACTAGCCGCATTAATCATAAAGAAAGTACAAAGCGTTGTTTCTTCGCTTGTTGGGTTGTAGCCTTCTATTGATTGTAAACGAAAATAAGCATAATCAAAATAATACTTTTTATCGAAAGTAAAATTAACGTAGTCTAACGGTCTAAGGTGAACGTAGGCCTTTACTATTCGGCTATCTTCATCTGTGACCTCTCTTAGATGTTTACCGTAGTATTTATTTACTAGGTTGTTATCGGTTGAGTCAATGTCATGCAAGTTGTCGTCATAATAAACCTCTTTTACCAATCCCCAGTTAATATCTAAGGTCGGGCTGTAAGGATCATCCCAATGTCCAGCGTATGGATATTCTACATAAGTATCTACTAAAGGTAAATAAGGCCATGACAGGATGTAGTTGATATGATTCCACGCATAAGTCGTTGGCTTCATTCCTGAGTAGTACAATAGTCTTATATTGCGCTTAGTGCTTATTGGCTGTCCTGTCTGATCAAACTGCTCAATAGTTGGTAGAACTAAATCTGAATTTGGTTGTGCTACCATTGTAGTAGGTGAAAAAATAGTCTCAATCTTTTTAACACCGCTTAAAAACTCAGAGTTAACGTCTACCTTTCTATCACCATAGATACTTTGCCAATCGTTTTCGTATTTTTTATTCCAGTAGTCTGCATCTGGTTTGTCAGCAAAATAGAACTGCTTTGCGTCTAGGCTACCCATTGGAAATTGATCCATATCTTTTGAACGATCAATTAACTCATGGATATTTTTAACTGTCGAGCCTAAATAAGAATCTCTTGTTTCTATTATTAAGTTATAAGGATTGTTAGGGTCAATGTCAATCCAAATGTTGAACTTCTTAAAAATCGAAGTAACAAAATCGTACTGCTTAATGTTCGGATAAAGCACCTTATCCATTGTCAAAGTGTTACCCTCTTGCAACATGGTATTAGCAACCTTGTTGTAGAATGATCCTAATGAGCAAGTAATGGTAGCCGTACCAGAATAATAAACTCCTAAGTTGTCTACAAAGAAATCTGTATTATATCCGAATGCTGAATTTTTATGCCACAACCCAGCCTTAGTTGATACATGAATAATATCACCAGCAAGTAAAGGAAATGAAGTGCCGCCTATTTGATAACGATCAGGAGGTGATACGGCACGTCCAGTTAAAGAAGTGTCATTAGGGTAAACGCTCCAATGTTTAGCATTTAGATAGTCATCATCTGGATAAGTAGGTGTTGAACTAGTAGAGCGCACACCTGAATAAAAACTGTTATCATCCTTTGAAATATAGAACGGTGTCTGTGCAATTATAACAGGCGTACCAGTACTAACAGGTGTGTGATACATTTCTATAAACCCGTCAACTTCGCACGTTGTTTTTACATTCGATGCAGTGGAAGGTGTAAAGGTTGCTTGAATTTCTAAGATAGCGTTAATGTCATAGACTCCTGAACTTACACAAGTCCATTCACCCGTTGCGGGGTTATAGTTTAAACCAGTATCAAATAGTTCGTTAGTGAATATGATCGTATCGTTTGCCGAATAAGTGTTATTAGGTAGGTTCCCTGTTGTGGTTGTTCCTGTGCTTGTAAACTCTGGAGTATTAGCCGCAAACTCTCTATCGCCAATTTCAGCCGCCGTTAATTGGTAGCAATCTGGTGAAGATGGAATAATCAAATGCTCACAAACCGATCCATCGATAAAAGTACTTGTATAGGTTCTGCCAGTTCTGTAAATGATTTTCTTAAGTATCTCACGAACGTACAAAGCGCATCCTATCTGAGTATAAGTAAAGTCTGTTGAGTTGGTACTTAATCCGTAATCAATCAAAGGATAAACATAACCAGTACCAAAGTCAAAAGGAATGAAAGCACCGTCATACCAAATCTCAGTCTCCCAAGACTTTTGCTGAATCTCTTTTGTAAATGAATGGTCAAATTTATCAAACCCTTCGTAGGTTCCAGATTCGTAAAGATCAACCAAATAAAGTTCCTTAATGTCGGCAAAGAAATCTGCAACCTCTGAGTACATGGTGCAGTCATAGGTGATGTCCTGAAAATCATTCACCTTAATTTCGTTAAGTTTCAGGTATCCATTTATAATCACCTCTGAGTCCACCTCGTAACGTACAGACGCCTTAGCGTTTACGTCAAAGACTCTATCTATTGCATTAAATTCAAAATAATGGCTGAATATTTTATCCGCTTCTTTTGATCGTGGGATTGAAATAGTTTTAGAATACGCAGCCTTTCTGGTTGAAGGGTCGGATATATCCGTGATCGATTTATTAATAGACGGATTCAACCCTTGTGATAAAGGTATGTAAGTATTTTCTATGTAAAGTCTTTCAACTGCCATTATCTGCGTTGTCTAAAGTTTGCTTGACTTAATTTCAATTCCAATTCTAGGATAAAGATTTTATCAATACTCGTTTCCTTTTCAGTCCATGTGGTTGCGTTTACCTTTTCGTATGCCAGATAATTCTGCGCTCCTGTTGGATCAGTGAACTCTAAATAAATCTCAGGTGATTCAACCAACTGTTTTAACCATTCGTTTTCCTCAGTAGTCAATGGATTCGATCTTACTATTAAAGTATCCTGAGTTTTCACAAAAGTTGTCACTTGTGATTGATCTTGGTACTGCCTAACGATACCGCCAGCCGTTACAGGATATTTATCGTACTTATATCCTTTGCGTTCAATCTCTCTCTTTTGTTGTGAACGTGCGTTAAAGTTAAAAGCATCGAACCCACCTAATCTATTTGCAAAGTGTATACGTCTTTGTTCGTAACGGCACGGCTCTTCCATTACAAATACAAGTTCCTCACTCGCCTCTGTGTTTGCTGAGTTTTCCAAACCCACTGTATAAGTAGCGACTGAACTTGTGATGATGGGCTGCGCACCAACTAGCCAAGCGCCTGTTAAATTATTAATTGACTCAGGAGCAGTAGCAGCCAAATACATTCTTGAAGCTGTTAAGTTCTGAGCAACTGATATGGCTTTCTTTGCTGTTTGAATAGCATTTCCAGCACTGTCATAAGTCTTGTAAACAATCTGATCTATGTCGGTAGGTGTGTCAGTTAGGAATGTTGTATAACCAATATTATTGATTGAAACGTATTTTCTTTTTACGTCTGTTAAAAATTGTCCGTTTGCCCCATTCGCTACATTGCAAATATAATCGTTAGGAGTCCATCCCATTAACTCTTGCTCAGTGAGTGACCCTTGAAATAGATATTTTGCTGAACCTGTAACCGTATCGGCAACTACTGTATAAACACCAGCATTCAAATAAGAATATCCGTATTTAACAGTGACTTTGATAATACACTGCTCACCTGTTGCTCTTGCACCTAAGTAAAATGGTAACGTTCCGTTGTAGATTCCTAGAACCGAATTACAAGCGCTTTCACAATAACGACTTATATCAACTGTACCATATCCTAAAACAGCGTCAGGTTCAACCTCAAATCTTTTATAGGCTGGTGTTGAAACGTTTTCAATGTACACATCAAAGATATACTGAAATCCAGTGAGCGCCTTTGTGGGTGCATCCGTTTCGTTTACTGAAATCTCTTGCCTATTGTAGACAGGAGAAAAGGAAACTAAATCCTCTATGATTGATATTGAACTTGCCATTACTTATTAAAATCTAGTGTTATATCTACTTCAATCGCTCTACCCATTATTTTACTGAGTGCATCTGCAAATTGCTTTTTAAACTCACCATTAACCACTTCATCTATAAAATGGTTTGCTCTGATACCAGAACGCCAAACAGTTTCTCTAACTGCAAAAGGAGATTTGCCAGCCAGACCAGCCCACTGTACAAAATGCTTTACACTTGGCTTCTTATCTTTCTTAAATGCAAATGGTGAGGACGGGGCTTTGTTAGTCCATCTTGCACCGCTTTTCATTTCACCACCTACACCTTGTACACCTTCGTTCAGGAAGTTCGCATAAGGTAAAGCCGTGATTGAAACGCTCAGTGTCTTACCGTCAAATGCAATCGGTTGCGCTATAATAGATTGCTCCAAACTCTTTTGAGTAGTCAGTTTAACTTTGCTTTGTAGTGACTCTCTCAAATCCTTCATAGCAATATTACCCCAGTCCTCAACTATCTCACTGAATATCTTTCCAGCCGATTGTTTGAAAGCCTCATCTGATATACCTAAAACCTCTGACATTTATTTTTTCAATGCTTTTTGTATTTCGTCTATTCTGTCTTGCTCTTCTTTCTTTATAATCATAAATGTCAAAAGGTTGAGCGCATAAGTAACACTCAGTTTTTGAAAATATGGGTACTTTGTTTTATCACCCTCAGCCATTTGGTCAAGTGTTGAAAGCCAACCTATGCGTTCAAATAATCTATTTCCTCCTGTACTTTCTGTGTCGCTATCTTCATCTGGTTTATTGAATACGTAAGGGTATCTTGAATTAAGGTTTCTGAGAGACTGCAAAAAAAAACCGCAATCGGATTAGCAACCTTTAACGGGAGTTGTTTGAATGATTCAATCCTTTCAATTATCTCACCTTCTGGAATCTCAATTACTCTACCCTTCCAATCAACTTCCTGACAGATTTGGAACACCGTATTATGCAAGTTATCCAAAGCCTTATCTTTATCTCTGATCGTATTCATTGAACTCATGTAGCCGTCAAAGTCCATCTTAGTTGCATCGACTGCATCCATCTTTGAATCTAATCCAATGTTACGTTTAACCGTGTCTAAAATTCTTTTATAGATTGTGCGCTTTAACAAATTAGGATTGGTAATCACCTTATACCTTCTACCCTCGAATCTAAAATCTGTTATCAACTTTAAAGGCAAATCAGATTTAAGAAAGTCCTGCATCTTAGCAAGGTCTTGCATCGTGCAATTCTCCTCTACCCAGTCAGGTTCTTGATTCGTTAGTAAGCAAACCCGTTTAACCAGTAGGTTCAATTGCGCCTCTGCATCCTTTGGGTCTTCACTCAAAGTCTTGTAAACAGCAACGTACTGTTCAATCGTTATATCGTTCCAATTCTTAGGCAACATACTTATAAAGGTATTTGGTGAATGTTTTTGCGGTGTTTTTAAAGTTGTTTGAAAGAAAAATTACCCCTTGCTCTCATTTCTTTTAATGCGTGGTGAGCCATTGCCCTACTCATTACGTAGTCATCATGCAAACCAACTGGAGCAGAGTAACGTATATTTCTAGTCTTTAGATTGTATTCATAAGTGAACACCTCCAACTCATGCATCTGGAAGTCATGGCCTAAAATACCAATACTCTTTTCTTCAAAGGCTACAATCAAATCTTCTATTATCGTTTGCTTATTCTTTGAGGTGGTGACAAATGGTTCGATATTTGATTTACCGTATGTTACCTTGTTTCGGATCATTTCATAGATTGCGTCCTGCGCTCCGTTACTTTCTACATATCCTTTCGGCTTGTAAACGTTTAACACATTAACGCACTCGTTTACTATTATACTCCATTCAGTGTGTCTCCATCTTTGACAGAATACTTCTTCATTCCTTTCGTTGATAATTGTCAGTACGGTGTAGTCATCTGCACGGCCTAAGTCAATTGCAAAGAATAGTTTAGGTGTTTTATCTGCAACCCTAATTGAATCCTTTATGTTTCTGAATACTGCACCAGCATCATCTATAAATTCTGCTAAGTATTCCTGTCTAAAGATATGCTCAGGTAATGTCAGTCTTGCATCATCAATCTCTTTTGGATCAATTAGCGGATTGTCATAACTTGACATTGAAAATGATTGGTATTGTGGGTTGTCTTGTGCTAATTGGAATATTCGGTAAAAATGATTCTTGCCCTTTGGCGTTGAAATAAGTAATACCTTTTTACCCTTGACCAGAACCGTTGCACGTAACACCTCAGTCCATGCCTCTGAATCCATGAAAGCAAACTCATCACAAATAAGATAGTCAAATGTAAATCCTCGGATATTGTCGTAACGCTCTGCTGAAAAGAATTGAAGTACTGATTTACCGACCGTGATGGTTAACTCTGATGCGTTAGATTTGATTAGACCAGTTCCAGCGAATGCCTCAACCATTTCATCGAATACCTTTTTAGATTGTTTATAGATTGGTGCTACCCACGCAACCTTACAGCCCGAATCATTGAATAACCAATAGTAAGTTTGATTTTCTGCAAGCATTGACTTACCCCACTGTCTACCAAAACATAAAGGGTAATACTTTGCAGAGCCTTCATTAATAGCTTTGTGTATTATTTCCTGATTCTTATGTGGCGTGTATAAGGTAACATTCATTCCTTTTGTCTGGTTTGTCCATCGGGCGAATACCCAGTTCTAGGACGTTTCGTCTTTTTTAGCCGTTCCAAAATTGGCTGTTACATTATTTACGTTTTCATTCACGGTGCTTTCGTCTTTCCATGATGCTTTATTCTTTAACCAGAATATTGCACCCTGCGTACTACCAGCCCATTGCAGTTTCTTTTCGTTGAAGTCCTCTAAAATTGTTTCGATATGATCTATTGTGTCAAAAAAATCGGGACGGTTCTTATAATTATGCCACGTTTGTCTGGTTGCTCCTATGTATAATCGTAATCCTGCTGAAGTATATTTACCCTTATCACATTCATCTGACCATTCAAAGTACTCTACTGCTTTCTCTGCTAATGCTTCAGGGCTATCGAACTTCAAAGGACAGCCAACCCTTTCACGCATCAAATGATACATATTACGAATGGTAAACTTTCCTTTCTCGTCTCTACCTTCCTGTGCCATTATACTGCTTTTAGTTTACCGTTTGATTTAATGAGTAGCTTTATATCGCCTGAATAATTCACTTCGTTGAGCATCTTAACCAT